AAGTCCGATATACTTTAGTGGCTATCAAGGAACAACCGTGTTCTATATGGACGCGAAAGCAAGCTCGGTTCAAAAAACCACAGTGACTTTTGGAGATAAGCTTGAAGCGGTGGACGGATCGGTACACTATATGCACCGTTCGTTTAAAGACCAGTGGACGTTTACATGGAACTTGATTCGTTACTCTGCGCCACAAGGCTACCCTCTTGCGACCGTAGAAAAACTAAAAGCGTTCTACCGCTCAGTTGCGTTATCTGGGACAAGCATTAACCTTGTTATTCAGGGTCAGACCTATAATGTTATTCCTGACCCAAACTCATGGTCGGAGCAATTATCGGCCAATGAGGTAACGCTAACAAACGTTCCATATTACACAGTAAGTTTTAGAGTGGTGCAGATATGAACTATCAACTTTCGTATCGTGTTTATGTTTCTGCGATTAATACTAAGGTAGATCAACCAGCAAATTTAATACCTAGCCAGTATGTGCAAGATATAGGTATATCACATAGTATGGCTACTGAATTAACCTCGGGCGTAACCCTTGGACAGATGGCACCGCCGGAGTGTTCAATAACGCTTATTAAATCCGCGTATAATTTTTTTGCGGATCGTCAGTACAACTGGAGATTGGCCAATATTCTCGTACTCTATTCAATAGACGCCCTTAATTTTTATCCTGCTTTTGCTGGATTCTTAGAGTCACGCCAAGAAAATCTGACACAAGTGGTATTTAAAGCTTGTGGGTATTTACGACATGTGGAGTACTATAAGCACCTCACACCTTTGTGGGAGAATAAACCTGCCGCTACCGTTATACCTGATCCACCAACACCTTACTCAACATCAGTAAGCGGTATCTGGGGGCAGTTGTATAATTCTCAAAATCCTACCACGCTTAGTGGTACCACAATAGGAACAATTAATACAGTATTCTGGCTATGCGGAGGCAGGCCGTACAAGTATAAGACTTTTTTAGAAGAGACCAATCAAATTCCACGGTTTTACTTTGACTGTGACGCGTCTATAATTTCCCCTCGGTTTACGTGGTTGAATCGCGAAGACATTCTACAAGATTTAACCGCTTTAGCTATTGCAGGCGGCGGTCAGCTAACGCAATCAGCGAATGGTGTAGTGCAGTTTGTAAATGCCCTTTCGTTTACAAAATCAAAAAATAATTTTACAATTACTGATTCAATGTTTTCTTCTTTATCTATCGATGACGAGGCTGCGGTGACGTTTGGTAAAGTTATCACAACGTTCTCGCCGCGATTTCTTGGAGCAAATAAAGCTTTAATCGATGCAAGTCTTGGTAAATACTTACCATACGGCGAAGAGTACATACATGATGTTGAGTTTCCGCAACCAGTCAGTAGATTAACTAATAATACTTACTACGGATCCGGTGTTAGCTTTGCCGCTAGCGGCGGTTACTTTGGAATTGATGAGTACATTACAAGTCGCGATTTTGTAAAAGCAGTTGATTTTAACGGCGACACTGCCTCTGTCTCTCTAAAAGTTCCACGGTTAAATGAAGTAATGTATCCTAAAAATAAATGGTTTTGGGATTCAGTGGCTGCGTCCGGTTACTGGACAGTCATTGAGGACGTTACAAAGACACCCGGACAGTTTATGCAGGTGTTTGTCCGTAATGACGACGTAGGTCGTGGTTTATACTTAAGTAAATTAACACTTTACGGAATTCCTTTAATTGCCGGTGAACAACAAACAATCAAAAAAGATATACCGATTGTGTTTAGCGGGCTTGTACAGACTGGTATTATTCCCTCCGGTTTTAGAGAAATTCGTATGAGTGAGAATGCATATGTTCAATCAAAGGATCACGCGATGCGTATGCTTGAAATTGTAAAGTATCTTCATAAACGACCTAGACCTGTACATCGATTTACTGACTTGGTTTATAATCCGACATTGGCCTTAGGGGACATTGTTTCTGTTAATAGTACGTTTTACCAAGTTAAGGGTAAGTACAAAATTGTTGAAATTATTGTTAAAAATACAGGAGCGCGTATGGATCTTGCTTGTGTAGACGTAAACGATCTAGCAGAGCGCGAAGATTTTTTTATAATTGGTAACAGCTATCAGGCTACTGATACAAAGTTACTTTCATTTTAAGGAGGAGATGTCATGATTTTTGCGCTTTCGACTCTTCCATCACTATTTGATGGGCAAGAGTTATCGGCCGCTGATTTAAATAATTTAGCACAAAATACTGAAGTTCTTGAGCAGATTGTAAACGGACCTGATCGTCTCTTTCTTAGCAGCTGGGCGTACGCACCTCCGATGTTTTTTCTAAGTAATACCGGAGATATTAGCGTTACGGGTAATGATGGTAAGGTAATTACGCTTAGCGGCAAGAAATTCCGCTTTTCTGAGATTGACGTATGGGAAGGTAGTTTTGTGTACAGAGAAGGTATGCACACACTACGAGTCGCTTTTCAATCGTATCGCGCAAACTACAGCGCAAATGGAAAATTATTTCGTCACGTAGACGGAAAGATGGGTAGTATTTGCTTATTCACTACTTTAAAGTATACTGACGTACCAATTCACGAACAGATAAAAAATCAGACTAAATACGGTAAATACAATAGAATATGGCGATACAATCCTAATATTGCGTTTGGTTCTCCAGTAAACACTTTTGAAGAACTGACGCTTGCCGCAAATCATACAAATATTTCGTATGCTTCAATTGATCTTACTAATTTAGATTTGACTCCGGGTGAGGTAGTAAGTATAAAGTTTCGTATTGCACCGTATAATACAACATCTAACAATCCTAATAGAGACGCCGACAATGCTACGTCCACGTACTATTTTAGTATGATCTATGCAAATATAGATCACTCTGTTGTACCGAACACATGGCAGAATTTAGAATCGATTCAATCGTTGTCTGATATAAAAACCTTAATTAAAAATCAACAGTATCTAGTTAATTATTTCAAAGTTTATGATAATCCACTACGAGTTGCATTGTGGGATCAAGTACTTGTCGGCTCTAATTTTCATGTTTTTAAGTCTGTTCGAGAATACAATATGTTAAATTATTTGTACGGGTTAATTCAAAACTGGAATTATCTAAGTGCCAGCAGAGTGGCTCAACAAGCACGTTATTATACTCAAAAACGCTTTGATTTAAAGAATACAATACGAGTAAGCTATGCCACAAGCACAAACACACTTACTCGATTTACAATGTTAGGTATCTTGTCTAAGAAAGTAACAAGCGCTGCTTGGTATAGATATGATTTAGATAAAGAAAGTAAGGCTGCTGTTCCTCAGTGGTATTCTACAGTACTTAATAATAAGGCAGTCTCCTTTTCTAAAATGGAGGGAAAGGTCGCTCGTCAAGGCCTTCTTCAAACCATGGGTCCTAGTAGTAGATCACCGGCTGTAAGTATCACAACACCGCCAAATTTTCCTGATCCCGGGTATTTTCTTTTTTATGCGGGTTCGTCAGCCGGATTAGAAAACAACGCAAATTACGGGGCCTCGTTTGCTCCGGAGTTTAACGGTTTTTACTTTATTAATCCGTCTACATTTAATCCGGTATCCTACTATAATAATGCCGCAACTACTGTACTGGGAACAAGCATTGACTTTTTTAAACGTGGTTCAGATAATAACGCATTGTATTATGCGGATTCTTTCAATTTCTCACTTATTCCCCAAATTGAGAATACAAATAGATTTTATCCTTTAATCTATCAGGCTTACAGTGGTTTAAGTAATCATTCCTCCTATTACATAGAAAGTAGCGATGATTACTGCGATTTCTCTGTTGATCTGCAAGAATCAGCAGAAGGAGCTACGTACTCAAAAGCAAGTTATATTGGAACGTTTCGTTTAACAGACGTTTCAAGAATCAACACAGAATATAATCTTGATGTATTTGAAAGGTATAATTCATTTAATTCAATTACTTATAGTGGGCTACTTAATCATCTTAATGAAATAAACACTCGACTTAATTCAGTTAAACTGCTTACTGAACAGCTTGATATTTATCGTTATATTCCTGTGTTCTGGACAAAACCTAAAAGTTTTTTAAATCATCATGACAAGTATATGAATGCCGGCTCTACCTCAAATGACGCTGATAGATTCTATTCTAAATTGGAGCGCGCTACGGTTTACTACTCAAATACGCGTCAGGCCGACTATCTAATTGTTCGTGGGACTAATATACGTATTGGGTGGGGTGGTTTTGATAAAGTTTACCGAGATAATCCAGTAGCAACTTGGCCCGCTGCACTTCAATTTGAGTTTTTAAAAGAGCAGTCACTTTGCGGTGACGTTTTAGAAACTATTGTACTTGGATTTGACTCTTTAGAAGGTCTTTCTCATGGCGAACGCTACTACTTACAAGGCGATGTCCGATATGCCGCAGAGACTATGGGGGTGCCTTAATGTCAGATAACAAACGTAGATCCCTTCCAAGAATTGATAATAACTATCAGATAGATCTTCGCTATCCAGATATCAATGATTTTCTCAAAGACACTTCCTTTGCACTTTTAGATAATCAGACAACAGAGATTTCTAGAATATCTAATGTCCAGTTAATTTACAGCAGCGCTCGGTCGGCACAGCAGGTAATGATTAACTCGTTTGTTACTTTTTTTAAGTTAAGTGATGTAATCATTTTTGCGTTTACCGAAGATCAAGAGTTATTGTACGATTTTTTAATAGTCCCTTCGCTGTTAAACGTTCAACTTACACAATTCACAGCAACTCGTTCTAATCAAGAGGCACTTGTTCAATCCGTTCAGAATTACGCAAATGCTAATTTAACTGATGCTGCAAATTTTAATATCCAAATTAGTGCTAGTAAGATTGCTTCTCTTTTGACTGACGCTTTGCACTATAAATTACAAAGTATTCTCGCAGCATTAGATTCAGTAGAAATAGGAGACCCGTACGTTTATTTTAGAAATAACTTATCTAGCTTAACAATGCAACTTGATTTTTTGTATCGATCTACAAGTTCGAGTGAGTATCAAACAGGATTTTCTCTGCAAGTAAAGTTTGAGTATTTAGTTCAAGTAGAGTCACCTGAGCCACTTGTTTCAAGTGCCTCTGTATCTGTCCCGGTCTACAATAAAAACAGTAATCAACTTTCAATTCTTCTTAACGGGAAATTTACTCGATCGGGTCAACTTTCTTTTTCTTTTTTGAAAAACAATTTATTGACTAATAGTTCTTTAAAATTACCTATAACAACCAACACGTTATTTACTGCAAACGAGTCTTTAGGTATGAGTGACTACGTTATTGATGCGGTTAGTGGTCTTTACATAGATCAGCCTAAATTGACATATAATTACTTTTTTAAACCTGATTCCACTACGGTTACTTATACGGGAGTATTTTTTTCAAATTTTACACATAAACCGACAACATCAAAGTTAAATTTAGATACTAGTAATTATACCTGCTCTTACAAAGCTGAAAATAATCTCTACAATGTAACAATTGGTCTTAGAGTTACACCAGTTAGTACTTCAGCTGGGATTTTTAATCAGCTTCTTCATGAAAGTACTAGTGAACCTAAAAATCCGGTGCAGCTACGGTATCAATTAAAACTGAGTGAGTATGTTATGAAAGAAAATTTACGAGGAATCGAGTTAGATACTGCCTCTGGACAATTATTGATAATTGGGTCAGTGAGTAAGAGGACGGCAAGCCCAGCGTCTCAGTTCACTGCTTTTAAAAGCGGCTCACACTCTAATACTTACTCTTCAACTCAAGTTGAAGCAGATGGTGTCTTTTTCCAAAAGTGTAGTATTCGTGTAGGTAAGTCGTTTGTTAATCAAGCCGATTATACTTCAGTCAGTCTTAGCAATATCGAGACTTCGTTTCAAGTGTCCGCCGATCGTTCGGCACCGTTAAGTACAACTAACATAAACGTGGTGGATATCTTGTTTAAGTGGACTAATCTTACCAGCACTGAATTAGCTGCGCTTTACCTTATGACAACTAGTAAACAACTGTCGTTTACTTTTTACGATTCTTTTTTTAACGAATTAGCAACTTCTGCCTTTACTAACATACCCACCGTCGTTACGCGGGCGGAGTCACCGTTTATTAATCCCCAGCAGTGGGTGTTTTACGGACAAATTACCGGATCTTCTATTTTTCAACCTAAGTCGTTAATTCCATCCACTGCATTAACAGTAAATGGCACACCGCTTGATGTTGTAAATCAACTACGCGTCATCTCGGCTACAACGTTTGATTTTGATAGTATCTCGGTACCAATAAACGAATCATTTTCGTTTAATACTAAATTGATTTGTATTGCAGAGTATGCTCAGATAGTAAATAAAGTCGAAACATACAAATACTCGACTATTAATCTACCGTTGGTCGAGGGGGTACATTACTCAATTGAAAAGTTTTTAATAGGTGGCTCTCAAATAAGAAAGATACTTATAAGCAGCGATCAGAGAAAACTAATAGCTAAGGCACTTCAATTTACAACAAATCAAAAATACAGGTTAAGTATCTTGCTTCCTTTTGACTTTGTTAGACAGTATGGAGTAGCTAATGTGACAAAACATCTTGTTCGTTCGACTTTGTCACTGCCGACTAACAAATATACTTACGGTTATATATGGAGGGTCAAATGACAAACTCGGATTATCTATTAAATTTAAACACAGAGCAATCTATTTCTTACGCTGACTCGTATGGAAGATTTCAGACTCAACTTCCTCTTCTGTTTTCATACCCTACTCAATCCGGTTCTCTAAATCCAAACGATTTGTACTCGGATAATTCGGAACAGTATTTAGCATATCCAGCAGGGGTACATCAGACTACTGTAACAACGAGTCAGCTGGATCGCTATGGTAGTATTACTCTAACAACCAGTGGTTCAATTTCTTTTTATGTGCAGTCAATGGAGTACGCGGGCGACAGTAATCCCGCGTACATTGCCGGACCTTATATAGTATCTGGTGAAGGTGGTTTAGACGATTTATTTATTGCGACTTACTACGATGACACACCGCAAAATCCATTTGCAAACAGCTTCTCGATTACAACTCCGGGTACATACTCAGTAGTTTTCCCTAGTCCTCTAGTAAGTCGTGCTTTCACAATTACTCACTCGGGCTCAAGTACTTATAGCATAAGTCAAATACTTCCGCGAAAAATTATACAAAAGTATGATATAGAAGTTAACTCTATTAAGGCGTATCATGTGTCTTCAACGCTTATCGATACAATTGCACTACAAGTTTCGGACTCTATTGTAGTAGGGTCAGGCTTAATTGGCGAAAAAAGCATTGATGGCGGTAAGATTATCGACGGCACAATATCGGGTGTTCTGATTGCTAATGGAACAGTAACTGGTAATAAAGTACAAGCTGGTACAATATCTGGCGTGCTTATCGCAGGATCAACTATCACTGGAGACAAGATCGTAGCCGCGACAATTTCAGGATCATTAATTACGGCCGGGACAATAACCGCAGATCGAATTGCCTCTAGCACTCTTACTGCATCCCAAATAGCTGATGGAACAATTACAGGCCAAAAAATTGTGGCAGGTACTGTATCCGGAGTGTTAATTGCGGATAACACAATCTCCGCTAGTAACATACAAGCTAATACAATTACCGGAGATAAAATTGCAGCAGCTACAATCTCAGGCTCTTTAATCACCGCAGGAACTATTACATCTACGCAAATTGCGGTCAGCGGTATAACTGCAGGAAGTCTTGCAGCTAACTCAATCACGGCGGATAATATTACAACACGAACAATAACGGCTGATAAAATTGTGCTCAGCGGTGTTACTGCTGATTTACTGGGCCCAGAAGCAGTCACCTCAGCCGCATTAGCTAGCGGTGCTGTTATCAGTGGAAAGCTCGCCGTTGGTGCAGTACAGACGAACAATTTGGCTGCTGGGTCCGTGACTGCATATGCAATCGCAGCGAACACTATTACAGGCGATAGAATTGCAGCAAATACAATATCTGGTGCCCTTATTACAACGGGAACTATTACTGCAGACAATATAGCCACTTCGACTTTAACAGCTGCTCAGATTGCAGATGGAACTATAACCGGTCAAAAAATAGTTGCAGGCACTGTATCAGGTGTGCTTATTACTGACGGCACAATCTCAGCAACTAAAATACAGGCAAACACTATAACTGGAGATAAAATCGCCGCACGAACTATTTCGGGTGTCTTATTAACGATAAGTGGCATAAAAGCCGAAAATATTGAAGCTGGTGCAATTACTTCTGACAAAATTTCAGTGACTAATCTACAAGCAGTTTCAGCAAATACTGGAAGTCTCACAGTAAACGGTACAATTACTGCGGGTCAAACAAAAATTAATACTTATGGAATGAGTGTCGGTAGTTTAGCAGACCCGCTTACGCAGGCGGCTTTACCCTCGCTTAATTCTAACGTGCTCACTATTGTAGCTTCTGGAACATCCGGTGATCTGCAAGGTATAGCTATGTTTAATATTGCTCAAAGTACAACAACGCCGCTCGCATCAATTAATTTAGATGGGACAAGTACATTGGAGATTGCAAATAATCTTTCCGACAATACTGCGGCGGTTCATGTAAATTTTAAAGAATCTTATACAGGTCAGTTTAGAATTTATAATGGTAACTTTGATATGAGAAGAACTCCGGGTACACCGCCTAATATTCCAACAGGTTCTATTAGAGGATACGATTCTGATCAAACAACTTTGTATGAGTTAAGTAGTGATAGAATATCATTAAATTCTACAGCAGGAGTAGGTATTTTTAATGTCGAGGCTAATACAGGTGCAGTTACAATTACAGGCGACGTGGCAGTTAACACGAACAAGTTTAAAGTAACAGCTTCTACAGGTAACACATCAGTTGCAGGTACTTTAGGAGTTACTAGTGATCTTGCAGTTAATACAAACAAATTCAATGTAACAGCTTCTACAGGTGATACGTCAGTTGCAGGTATTTTAGGAGTTACCGGTGATCTTGCGATTAACACCAATAAAGTTAGTATTACAGCCTCAAACGGGAATACCGATATTCGTGGTAATGTAACTGTTAGCGGTAGTATTTCACATAGGGACGCAGGAATTTTATCAAGGTCTGCGGGGCAGACTGTCAATGCTGGTACTTCTGCAAGAGTGCAACTAAACGTTGCTGGTACCGGTAATATTTTAGGGAACGCAACAACATACGAAATTACTGTTACTAATGCCGGTCTTTACATTGTAAATGCCGCCCTGGGTTCTACTACCACTAACCTACCATGGAATGTGCGCCAAAACGCCACTAGTTTTACAACAGGTACACAGGTGTTACCCGGGCTTACATTTAATGACGGACGGCAACTTAATACAACTATATTTTATTTAAGTGCAAATGATACTGTCGGACTTTTTGTAAACAATACCGGCGGTAGTTCTGCTAGCGTAACTGGTGCCTTAAGAGTAGTGAGGTTAACATGAGAGTTATTGAAATTTTCCCTGTGGTACGCTGGATTGAGGTTGATTCTACGGGAGTAGAGCGTATTGAACCCCATGAACAGTGGGCTTTGGACGTAATTAGAAAAGAGCGGAACCGACTTCTTAGTGAGTCAGACTGGAGAGTTCTACCAGACTCCCCAATAACTAACAAAAATGAATGGTACGCGTATCGACAGTCTTTAAGAGATTTTCCAGAACTCGTACTAGCTCAAAAATTTAACAATGTTGCTTGGCCGACACCTCCAAGTTGACAAGAGTCTCAAAAATAACTATAATTAGGAGTGACTATGATAACAACAAGTGGTAATCTTGATTATCTAATCGACTCAGTGCGAATACGCTTGGGTGATTTTAGTGGTACGGCATTTTCTAGTGCGCTGGTGCGTACATCGTTAGTAAACTCTGTGAAGCAACTGCAAAAGCGATGGAGGGCAAAGTACCAGATACTTACTGCGGATGCAATTGCAGACTTACAACCTCAGGGGGCTGCTGAGTCCGGTCAACTGTGGGTAAGCACAGTTAATGGGTATGCATTTATAAGTTCATCATTTAATGTAAACGATGTTTATAGAAATCCATTTTTAGATTTTGATCAGCCGGATCCCCCAGTAATTGAGCAGATTGATGAGGATGCCATTGTATTAATGGCTGTGTATTTAATTCATTTGGCTAAGATTACAAGTAGCTCAACTACTTTCGTTTCATGGTCAACAGAAGATTTAAAATACACAAATACTGAGTCTTCTAGAGCAATGAAAGTCGTTCTCGACGCGTTGCTAGAGGAGATAAATTACCTGTTTAAAACAAAAATTGCGGTGCCGAAATCGACAAGACAGCCCGTAAATATTGTTACAGGAACTAAGTACTATTAAAGGAGTTCTTATGGGAAGAATTGTACCAGTACAGAAAAAGATGCTGTACATCGGGGATTTTCCAGTGCAAACTGGTTTCGGAGTTGTCAGTAAGAATTTGATTGAAACGTTCCGTAAAAAATATGATTTACACATTATGGGTGTGAACTATTACGGTGATTATGACCCACTGTGCGAAGGACTTAAAGTGTACCCGGC